TGCCTGACTATTGAAACAACGGGTATAAGGCGGCGGTGCCTGCCTTACCCGTTTGCCGGGGTCTTGTCTTGTGGACCGGGGGGCTTTGGCATTAATTAGAAAAATGTATTGTAATGGAGAAAGCTATTATTGATTTTATTGAAAACCACATGATGAACCACATCATACTCATAGCGTTATGCGTGGCGGCCACGATAGGTGCAATGGCCGTGGATTTGGTCTCGGGGGTACAAAAGGCCAAACAACGCGGTGAGGCACGGACTTCTACGGGATATAAGAAGACGGCCACGAAGGCAAAGAAGTATTTCACGCCTTTCCTGACGTTGTGTTTTATCGACATCCTTTGTTGCGTGGTGATTCCCATTCCGGTGTTCTCGATGTTGTGGACGGCTTACTGCATTTTCTGTGAGTTTGTGTCCGTAAGGGAGAAATCATGGCAGAAGGAGGAGCTTCGGAAGGCGGAGAAGACGATGAGAGTAATCATTGACAACAAGGATGAGATAGCCAAGATGGCGGCAGAGCTTCTGTTTCAAAGGGAGAATGAGAATAATACAGTAAAGAAGGAGGAAAAATAAGATGGCACTTAGGAATTTGAATTTCACCCTTCAGGGTGACAGGTATGTGGCGGAAGAGACCGTGAATGCGGACTATGCACTTCATCTGGAAAGGAAGGCGGGCGGCGGGTTTTATATTTTGCAGCGCAGTTCGGACGATGGCATGTTCGTGTCGTGCCCGCTCCCGGCGGGCTTGTACAATCCCGGCCAGTTCATAGACTGGTGTTTCGGCCATGGCGTTTATCCGATGCACATCAGGATTGAGAGCATGACGGAGGTGACGAAGGGCACTATCAGGGAGGCGGAATGATGGAGAGGATGAACTTTTCACGGTTGAATATGACGGGGCTGGGAACAGCCCGCGTCAATTCTTCCGGTATCACGGAGTGCGGGGATTCGTATGAGCTTATTGACAATGCCTTGCTCTTGGAGAATGGGAAGGCTTGGCTTTGGACTGACGGAAGTCCCGTAATGATGGCAGAGGTGACGAGAAGGACAGTTAAGAAACAATTAAAACATAAGTAGTTATGGCAGTAGAAGGAAAAACGATATTACAGACTACGGAACGCACGGAGCTGACGGGGAAAGAAGGTATCCCGTTTCAGGAGGGGACGCAGAACGGGCACGTGCTCGTGGAAAGGTTGAAAGAGTATGTGGGCGAGGGCTTGGTAAAAGAGGACGGCTTGAAGACCATCAACGGGGAAAAGTTGACCGGAATTGGAGATATCACCTTTGAAAGCGATGCCGGCAAGCCGGTCATATTGAGGTATCCCAAATATAATGAAACCTCGGACGATTCCACGATACTGGAGAAGGCCAACAGTGGCGAATGGTTCTGCACCCTACCCCAGATGTTGGAGAACTATAACGGCGGTAACCTGAAAGCACCTTTCATCGGGGTTCAGGACGACACGAATGAGAATTTCAGCCCCGTGACATGTTACCGTATATATTCGGCAAGCAATTACTATTTTATGCTGTATTTCCTGGAGTCTAATAACAATATGGAAATACAGTTCAGAGGGTTCCGCATGAAGTATGACCCACAAGATCTGACGAAGTGGACGGGCGTATTTGATAACGGCACAGTCCGACTTTCTTTGGCATCTGCCAGCAATGACGGGCTGATGAGTAAGGAGGACAAGGCCAAGGTTGACGGAATCCGGTTCAGCGAAGATGAGAACAGTGTGCTGTTCAACGGGAAGAAGTACGGGGTACATGTATTTAAGAACCTACAAAGATTAAGCACGTCATCTTCTTCGGATGATGTTAAGAAAGCATTAAACATAGACAGTCCACAAGACCTTGAATCTTTAATATCTAAAGGATTAAATTTTGTTAGTGTTGATACAGAGTCCACGGATAAAAATTTATGTCCGTGTTCAGTCCGGTATGCTGCCCCCAATATTATATCAATCACTTATTGTTCTGCATATAGCAGTAACATTTTAACTGTACATATTAGTGTGCTTTCTGGGAGCAGTTCCAGTTTCAGGGTTGATGGCATAGAAGACCCTATAAATTCCATCCCATCAGTAAACAATACCCTGACATCTACATCAGCATCTGAGGCATTATCGGCATCCATGGGTAAGAAATTGCAGGATGAGAAGTTGGCGAAGGAGGATGTGGTGGACAACCTAACTACGGATGAAGCTTCAAAAGCCTTGTCGGCTGCTCAGGGGAAGGCGTTGAACGACAAGATTGCGGAAATCTCAAATCCTGCCTCTGCGGAAAAGGATGGATTAATGTCGAAGGAGGACAAGGAAACCTTTGACAACATGAAAGATGGTGGTGCCATCGAGTACAAGGAAATTTCCGGGCAGACGGTGGATGCCGATGACCTTATCGTGCCGAAACTCACTGTAAGATACCTGAACAAGAACGCCTCCACAGCGGGAAACATATCGAATATACCGGCAAAGGGAGGCTTCGTTTTGGAATCAATGTGCGTGAGGTATGTGGATAAGGATAATTGGGTATATTCAAAGATGGGTTTCCCAAGCTACTGATGACAATCTCCTTCCATACTCTTATATAAGACAGTATGCAGATGGAGAATGGACCGAATGGCGTAAAGAAGTAGATACGTACATCTCTGTCAATGAACCTTTTCAAAAAGTGGGATTATATTTCAACACGTCTGGATTCCAAGTGGGAAACGTATCCAATTCTTCGGTAGTAAAAAATGGGTCTTTTGTCATTTCAATGGGTTATACAGCACTACACCTGACAGGAATTAAAAACAGTACCACTTATAAGGTTGTGTCGAATGCTTCAGTGGGATATTGGATGATGAAGACCTGCCCGCAACAATTCTTCCATGCCGGAAAGGTCGCAGTAAGTGAAGATAAAACAAGCGAATCGGCTGAGACAAAAAAACAATACGTGGCCGAAGTGGTATCCGTGAATGCGGAAGAAGAGACCGTGACGTTCTCAAAGACTCTAAACCCTTATACGGATTTCAATGATTATTCCGCGAAATTTTATGCTTATGTGGATAAAGCCTCATTTTCACTTGAGGCTGGAACCACATTCAATTATTCCATATCGGGCACGGAATGTGTGGCAGGCGGGGACGAATCCGGAAATTGCGTGGCTATTGGAGCCCGTTGCGTGTCCATCGAGGACAATTCAGTTGCACTCTGTTGGCAGACTGTAGCATTAAACTTCGCCGAGACGGCATTGGGGATATCCAACAAGTCGCACAAAGGGGATTCTGCGGACAAGCAGACATTGTTTTCCATCGGCAACGGGACGCAGTATTTCAACGATTGGGGGACGGCAAAACAGAAGAACGCCATGGAGGTGATGAAGAACGGTGACGTGTACATCGAAGGTGTCGGTGGATATGACGGAATCAACGATGGTTTCACAGCCCAATCCGTGCAGGACGTAATCTCCGGTTTGCTGTCGGAGGTTTCGGCATTAAAGGAGGAAATAGAAGCACTAAAGGGAAGCGGGGCATGAAAAAAGGGAGGCCGCCGCCTCCCTACACATTAACCTTAATCTTAATACTTTATGAAAACATATTAATTACATAAGCGTCCCTCGCGGGAGACGGAAGCAAAGTTAAACAAAAAAGTGGAAATATGAAAGCAAGTAATTCATTGATTGAGGCGATAAAGAGGTTCGAGGGATTCCGGAGCACGGCTTACCGTTGCCCGGCGGGCGTGTGGACGGTGGGCTACGGGCATACGGCGGGCGTAAAGCGTGGCGACAAGATGACGGAGGGCGAGGCGGAACGGCAGCTCAGGCGTGACTTGGCGGAATATGAGGCATTCGTGGACAAACTGGGCGTGACGGAGAGGCAGAACAAGTTTGACGCGTTGGTGGATTTCGCGTATAACCTTGGGTGCGATGCGTTGGAGGGTTCCACACTTTTGAAGAAAATACGGGCTTGCGCGCCTGATGCGGAGGTGCGTGCGGAGTTCATGAAGTGGGTGTATGCGACGGTGGCCGGGAAGAAGCGGAAGCTGGAGGGGCTGGTGAAGCGTAGGAAATGGGAGGCTGACAGGTTCTTTAATATCGCATAGCAATGGGAACGAGTGATGAATACTGGCCGATGCTTGACGACGGCGGGGGAGACGACGGGAAGGGTTTGCCGCCTTGGTTGGTTTTCCTCGTGTTGGCCGTGGGGGTCTGGATGCTGGCGCGGGCATTGGCGATGTGAAATGAATGATTATTAACCCGGTGACGGGGAAGCGGTCTTTGACTTGGTGGGATTGCAGTTTTTTGCAAATTAACAATTAATTGCATTGCAAATGCGTAGTAGTTTTGTATCTTTGCAAGATGTTGTAATACAATATAATAAAATAATAATATTGCAAATGTTATAATGATAATGTGCAAATGATGGAACAAAAGATAATTATGCCTGAGATAGGATTTGATATGCCTATAACAGATTTGGTTCTTGAATTGGAAAAATTAAGATACAAAGTTCTTGAAGGTACCACACATCCTTTGGTTTTTATGCAAATCAAAAACGTTTTCCATATGCTTGAAAGTATTGGTTCTTCTCGTATAGAAGGAAACAATACAACCATCATGGATTATGTGGAGAGTACAAAAATTAATGACGAAAATAGGAATAGGTCAAATGAACAGATTTTAGAAATATTAAATATTGAAAAAGCAACTTCTTTTATTGAAAGTGTTATTGATGACACTCCAATTACATTGTATTTTATAAGAGAACTTCATTCTTTGGTTGTCGATTCCCTTAGTGAAAGCAAGGAAGGTTGTTGTACAAAAGGTGAATTTAGGAAATGCAATGTCCGGATAAGTGGGTCTCTCCATACACCTCCTGACTTTTTGCAGGTACTACCTCTGATGCAAGAACTTGTTGATTTTATCAATGAGACAACCAAACCTAAATTTGACTTAATAAAAATATGTATAGCACATCATCGTTTTGTGTGGATACATCCATTTGAAAATGGAAATGGCCGTGTCGTACGATTGTTTACTTATGCACTATTGTTGAAGAATGTCTTTAAGAGTAAGCAACGAATTATAAATCCGACTGCTGTATTTTGTTCTGATAGAAGCAAATACTATAATTATTTATCTTTGGCTGATAAATATACTAACGAGGGTCTGATTGCTTGGAGTGAATATGTCTTGAATGGGCTTAAGGTTGAAATTGAGAAAATAGACCATATTGTGGATTATTCTTATCTGCGGGATAAGATACTTATTCCATCTTTATCGGATGCATTATCGAATAAATATATCACAGATGTGGAACATTCCATTTTGAAATTAACTGTGTCTAAAAAGACACAAGAAATACAAGCATCAGATATAAAAGAGCTTTATATCACGAAGACTTCATCAGAAATATCCAGGATCATACGTTCGCTTATTGATAAAAGAATGTTAATTCCCATTTCGGAACGAGCAAGAAAATATGTTATCTCTTTTGGTAGTAATTATTTGCTTAGGTCTGTTCTTAAGTCTCTTGATAATAATGGTTTTCTACCTTTGAATAATTAATTGTATAATTGGTAATAAAGCGGCAATCCCACATAAACAAGTCGGGGTTGCCGCTTTTTCGTTGCCACAAAAAGAAGTAGGAATGAATAGATTTTTTAAAGTGTTCTGGCCTTGGCTGATGGTGCCGGTGTTCTGGCTCGTGGTCGGCCTGTTATTGTTTGCCATGTGTGGATGTGCACGGGTACAATATATTCCGGTGGAAACGGTCAGGGTGGACAGCGTGTATGGTGTACGTTGGTTTTCGGATAGTACTTTCCTCAAAGATTCTATTTACATAGAGTTGAGGGCGGAGAGGGACACAGTGTATAGGACAGAATATAGGTATCGGACACATTGGAGGGACCGCGTGGTGCATGACACATTGGAGACGGTCAGGGTGGACAGTGTATCAGTACCGGTTCCGGTGGAACGTAAGCTTTCGCGGTGGGAGGAAACCAAGCTGCATTACGGAGGATTTGCGCTTCTGGCTGTGGTTGTTTGTATCCTTATCGGATTCGGAAGGTTGGTGTACAGGCTGAAAAAGTAACGTTTACTCCTTCGGGGACGGGAGTATAAAAAAAGCCCCCAACGTTCCTTGCATTACCACATGACAAGACGCGAAAATAGCTCGCGCGTTGAGGGCTTTATGTCTTCATCGCGAGCTATTGTTGTATATAAACGCCTTGTCATGTGGTTTGACAAAGGTATGAATAAAAATTGAATATTGTATGTGTAAGGCAGATATTTTTAATGAGATTATTCAGATTGTCAGCAGGGAAACGGAGATTGCACCCAAAGTCATATTGTCGGGAAGCAAGGAAGCGGAGGTCGTCGATGCGCGTTACTTGCTTGTGTATTTCCTTTTTAAGGAGGGCTTCTACCCTTCCCAGATTGCATCATTGGTCGGCAAGACGAAACGGGCGGTAAACTATATGCTGTCTAACTTTTCTTCACGTGTGAGGTGTGGGAAAATGATGGGAATATATCGGGAAAGAATCGGGAATGAGTTGGGAAAGAATTGATTTTGAGTGACATAATGTATTTGTAGTTTTGCAGGGTCAGGATATGCCTGACCTTGTAACTATTAATTAAAAATACATTATGGAGAGAACTTATGTTTTTAATCAGGAGCCTTCGAGCGGCGGGGGCAACAAGTTTGACATCATGGCCATGCTTCCTAACCTGATGGGCGGCAAGGGAGTGGATCCTAACCTGATGGCGCTCCTTTCTCAGGGACGCAACAACCAGGACCAATGGGGAGGCTCATGGTGGTTTATCTGGATTATCCTGCTTTGGTTCTGCTGGGGCGGTAACGGATTCGGTTTCGGAGGACGTAACGGAGGAGGATTACCTGCTGAATTGAACGGTGATGTGGGTCGTGAATACCTGATGAGCGCCATTCAGGGTAACGGCAATGCCATTAACCAGCTCGCTTCTTCTTTGAACTGTTCCACACAACAGTTGCAGACGGCTTTGTGCAACATCCAAGGCTTGATTCAGGGTGTAGGGAACCAGGTGGGCATGTCCACGCAGCAAATCATCAACGCTTTCCAGAGCGGAAACCAAGCCATTCTCACTCAGATTGCCGACTGCTGCTGCAAGACGCAGACAGCTATTGAACGTCAGGGATATGAGAACCGTTTGGCAAATTGCGAAAGCATGAATACGCTCACCCGTACTATGGAGGGTAACACTCGCTCTTTGGCTGATGCTTACCGTGACGGTTTTAATACGCTTGTCGCCAAAATGGATGCGGCAGAGGCGCGTCGTCAGCAAGAGGCTTTGGCAGCCAAGGATGCGGAGATTTCCACATTGAAGGGTGAGATTTCACAACGTAACCAGAACGCTACCATCCTGAATGCCGTAGGACAGCAGATTGCGCCTTTGGCGGCAGGCTTGCAGGCTTTGCAGGGGGATGTGGATGGTATCAAGTGTAAGATGCCTCCCACAGTAGCGGTACCGTACCCGCAGTTGCAGGTATATAACCCGGAAACTTTCCGTGCGGCAGCTTTCGGTGCATACGCCGGAGACATGGCTTATGGCCGTAGCGGTTACGGTTGCGGATGTGGTAACAACTACTGGGGTTAATTCCGGTAAGAAAGGAGGTAGCTATGTGGCCTAACTTTTTTACAGGACTTCCCTTTCCGTTCCCGTCACTGGGCAGGGTGAATTTCAACACCCTCCCGACGGTGGCGGTCACGGTGGGCACGGAGAATGTGACGCTGGAGCTTCCCAACCATGCGTTCCGTAACAGGGACTATGTGGGGGGATTCTACATCAACCTCCGTCAGGCGATACCGGCCGGTACGACGGGCACGCTCCCCATACTGATAGGGACAAACGGTGACACCCGTCCGCTTATGGCTTACGGGGGTGAGCCGGTGACGGTGGCCAACCTTGCGGGAACGGGCATTTATGAAATCCATTATAACAAGTACACGAATGAGTTGTTCCTTGTCAATGGAGGATACAGGCCTACGACCGCCACGGCGGCACAGGCAAACGTGAGAACGGCTCCGGCTGGAGTGAACAAGTAATTAACCGGGGCATCGCAGGTTGCGGTGTCCCTATTTAAACAACAACAATCATGTTTCAGAATTTAAGGGCAAACAATCAGTTATTCATCCTTCATAAGGAAGCCAAGCATTATGTGGAGATAGGTTCGGTGGTGAGCGTGTCGGCTCCCAAGCCCAAATATCCCATGACACAGCCTTTCCCGTCACCGCAGATAGAAATGGTGGTGGACGTGGTGGCCAGTATCAACGGGCAGAATACGACGTTCCAGAACCTTCCGGCAGGCGGTGACATCGCGGACTTCGGACAGAACGGGAATATCGTGGTCTCATGTTCGCGGGATGCGATGAACAATGAAATCTCGATGATAAAACAGAAGAGTAGCGAGATTGTCAACAGCCGGGATTACCATCTTAATGTGATAACCGCATGCGATGAGATGCTGACCATGCTCAACCCTGAATTTGCGGAGAAACAAAGGCAGGAACAGGAGATTTCAAGCTTGAAAAGCCAGATGGCCGACATGAGCAAGAACATGTCCGACCTTATGGCATTGAACCGGCAGCTTATGGAACAGTTTGGCCTGAATGCTGAAACATCTAAAACCAAGAAATAATTATGGGAATGTGGAGTATTTTGGAAGAAGGGCGTGACGATTACGGACGCGGCTTCGGAATGAGAGGCGGCAGTGAACTGGAGGAGGCTTACAGGGAAGGTTGCCGGCATGGTTATGAAAAGGCCATGAGAGAGATGCACGGAGGAATGGGGTTCCGTGGTGAAGGCGGTTACAACGGTGGAGGAAGTTATTCCGACATGGGAGAACGCCGTATGCCGGGCTACTTTCCTGAGTATCCCCGAATGGATGAGATGGGCGAACGTCGGCGCAGACGTGCCAACGGGGAGTTTTATTAACATGGGAGGGGTGGAATGCCCCTCTTTCACTAAATCATAAATGGGTTATGGGACAAAGATTGGATACATACGACAGGCTTCCGTCAGGAATGAAAGAGTATCTTTCACAGTACGGGTGGCATTTCTCAAAAAAGATGTGCGAGTGGGCCGTATCGAAAATGAGGGTGTCGGATGATTCTTCATCTGCCGCATCTACAGGTAAGACACGTAAGCTGGAGGCAATGAAGAAGGATGAAGTCGAGGAACTTTTGAAGAAATACGGTATCAAACTGGAGAAGGATGCCGGATACGACTGCGTGTACGTGGCCAACATGGCGAAGGCGGATTATTACAAGAGCTCGATTGCCGACGAATCACATCTTGCGTTGTTCGTCAAGGATTATATTGATGATCCGGACGGATATGAGGGGTTGCCTTTCACGAGGTTTTACGCGGATTGCATCGGAAGCGGTACACCGATTATGTGGTCGGATATGTTATGATAGTGCAGGATTTCTACATACCGGAATATGACTGGAAGGTTCGGGTTTACTATGCCGTGACGACGTACTGGAAGTATGAGATTCTTCATGAGTTGAAAAGGATAGGATGCCGGGGTGGACAGCTTGAAAGGGCTGCCCGGAGCCTTTCTGAGGGCAATCCGGACACGGGGCTTACGTATTCTGACTTTTACGGGAGAGAGACGCTGGTGGTGATTTCGCTTACGTCCACCCCTGAGCAGTTCCAGAACTCATGGGACCATGAGAAGGGGCATTTGTGCCGGCATATCTCACAGGCGTTCGGGATTGACCCGTATGGGGAGGAGGCGCAGTACCTTAGCGGGTATGTGGGCCAGAAAATGT